CGACATGGGTTAAAATGCCTTTGTGAATCGCAGATTGTTCATGGGCTTGTTGAGTGGGGCGGTAGCGGGTCTAGCTTTAGATCAGGCGATACCGTTGGGGAGAGTGTGGAGTTTTCCGAAAGAGATAGTTTCAGTTGTTCCTTGCCATGAAATCGGCGATGTGGTGCGCGTCACAGAGACGTGGATGAAAGTCAGAAACCCAATGCCGGAACTCCCGCAGTTCTTTTTCCGCCCGCATCAGAAGTTTTGCCCTTGTCCCATTTGCGCACCTAGAGCAATTTCTGCCGCACCACATCCGTCTTTTCCCAGCCCAGGGCCTCAAGTAAAGCCCCATTCTCAAAGTGTAATTTCGTTGAGATCGTGGCTTTCTTCACTCCGAGATTCCGCAATTCTTTTTCCGCCCGCATCAGAAGTTTTGCCCCAGCTCCGCCTTTTCGCTCGGAAGGCTTGATGTAAAACATGTCACAGGTTGCGACCTTTCCGCCGTCTTTGTTGTGCGGATGGTGCGCCAAGACAAGCGCCACGTAGTACCCGACCAGAGTTCCGCCTTTTCGTGCGGCGAGGACGAATAAGAAGCCGCGCCTCTCCAGGTCCAGGTATAGAGCATTATCCAGCCCCAGCGGCATGGCTTCTTTGTGTAAGGCGAGTTCATCGTAGTGGACTTGGAAAAGTTCTTGTCCGTCGCGCCAGAGATCGGCCCACGTCTCAAGCTGGAATCGCAGCCCGTTAACTTTTTTGACGGGCTCGCAGAGCGTCGATGACACGGCAGAAATCTCCAAGGGTTTCGGCTTCTTCTAAATCTTCTTCTTCGATGCGGATCCCGTAAAATACTTCCGATCGTCGGATGAGTTCGATGTATTCAAGGGAATCGATTACGTCTAGCGACATCTCCTCGGTGACAGGTGCATCCATTTCGTCGGCGATGAGTTCGAGAGGGGTCATCAGTTTGAGCGGAACCAGTCCGTTCCGTTCGACTTTATCTTCAAAACCTGCCCCTGCGCAGTTACCGTGTAGGGTCCGAGCGGTAAATTGTCGCCTTTAAGGGTGAAGGTGTTCGCGTCGGCGGAAGTTTTAACGTAGGTAATTTCTTGATTCTGATTCGTCTGTCCGGTTGAGGAGTTTAGTCCTGCTGCTGGCGGTGCTTCCTCGTAGCTTCCTTCGGAGGTATCTACTTCGTTCAGGGGGTGAAGATTTTGCAGTGTTAAATACCAGAGTTCAATCGGCTTGGGAATTTGCAGCCGGTTGAGCGGCGGAGACTGGGCGGTGGTTTGGGTGGTGGACATTGGTCTAAAATGTGAGCATCATGAACGAAGTCGAGATTCGTGCTGCCATTGCCAATCCCCAACGACCGAAGACGGAATTGATCGGCTGCCGCGATTGTCTTCGGGAGTGGGAAACGAAACTGACATATGTCGAGGAGCCGGGTGGCTGCGGTGTTCAATGGCAAGACCGCAAGTGTCCGTTCTGCGGCTCAATTCACCTGTATGCTACGTCACCTTCCTGATGTTTTCTGAAATTCTCTCAGAAGCCGCATAAATCGGCTGTCCTTCGCACGTTGCTTCTAAGTAAGCGTCAGCAATTCGTACTGGGAATGGGTCGGTGATGACCAGTTCAAAGACTCGACTTCTCGCGCGTCCCAGCTGTGTTTTGCGCGTTCGCTTGTTGTATTCCCCCACTCTTCCGCAATCGAGCGTGTATTGATTGGACCATGTTTTTGCGGCATCGTCGGACCAGGCAAGAATCACTTGGGCGGGGCGTGCTTGGCCGTCGCCGTCCGTCATCGGGGGAGAGCCGTAAACCTCCGTCCACAATGCAATATCCAGTGCGGAAGCTCCCAGCCCTTCCTCGATATCAAACTCAATGCTCGGGAAGTAAATCCATTTCTTCTCTTTCGAAATCGTCGGCGATCTTCGCACTCTGCGGATCATGTTCCCAAAGTCGGTACAGTAATCAATCGACATCTGGTAGATGTTTCCTGATTTCCAGTCGCCGACTAAGTGCATCCCAAAATTGAAGGTGTGCGAGGTCGAGCGGTGCGCGATGTAGGTTCCCGATTGCGCCACCCAGAATCCTCTCTCATGCCAGAGCGACGTCGCAAAGTCATAGACCCAGGTTTTGTTCGCGGTTGGGAATCGCAGCACCCAGAAAATGTGTCCCTGATCCTGATAGGCATACCCGATGGCGTCGGCGATGGTTGGATAGGATTGCCACGCAAATTCGACGGCGAAGGTGGAGATCCGCTGCCCGACATACGAACCCATGATCTTCGCCACGCCGGTGCCGCGCTCGTCTTGCGCGATCCAGCAGAGCGTATTGTTCGCCTGCGTGGTTGCAAATGTTGCCGCGGCGCCATCTTCCAAGTACGCTCCCTGAATCGGAATAAACGGGGGGAATCCGGCGGTGACGTTGTAGTAGCCGATGGACTTTCTAGCCGAGAAAAACCAGATTTCCCGGTGATCCACTTTCATCGAAACGATGTTGTCGGGGAAGTAGGAGATCGTCGAAATAAACAGTCCGCTCCAGGTCGTGCCGTCTTCGAGGTTCGATATCTGGAACGTGTTCGAGTTCTGAATGGTGGCGACAAAGTAGCCGTCCACGAAATCAATCTGCAACACGGGACCGTTGAATTGCGCCATTTCCACCGCGAAAAAACTGTTCGCCGGGTGGAGTTCGCCGTTTGAATCCGTGAAGGCCGTCAGCACGAAAATGAACAAATCCCCGTTCGACAGAATCAGCAGATGCGTTTGGCAGTCGAAGATTTGCGTCGGCGAAAGCGGCGGTCCGTTCAATTCACCCCAGTTGGTAAATTGCCCGTTGGCGAGGAGTTCGTAAAATCTCGAAGCCGCGACAAACGATCTCCCGTTGACCGTGAAAAGGTCAGAAATGGATGCTTCTGGAAGTATGTATTTCACCACGAGGCCGGGAGTGTGGAGCAAAGCGATCGACGTTTTCGCGCCCGTGGATTCGGGCTGCTCGCAGTACAGGTTGATGGCCTGTTCGGCGTCGATGTTTTTCGACTGGAGGGTGTAACTCCCCCCGCAAAAGCCAAAGCGTGCCACTTGCTAGAATGTCTCCATGGAAAGCGTTGACGTTAATTCCCCGTCAAGTTCTTAATCTCGGCTAGTTTCGGCGCTATGTATTTCTGGATGAACTCTTGCTTCGGCAAGCTCAAATCTGCCCGGTAGACTTTCACGGTCACCCATTGCGCTGCTTTCTTTGGATCCTTCTTTTCCTTCGGATCATGGAGTCGGATCGTTAAGGTTAAAGAGTCGTCAGGAGTCAAGATTCCTCGCAGTTCAGGCATAAATCATTCCGGTGGTCCGCCGACTTGGCCGCCTGTTACCCAATTCCAGTCCGCTTTCCGAATTCCGCTTTTCGGCATCCCAAAATCCTGCGTCTGAATTCTGGGACTCTTCGCGTTGTTGCCAAACACTGCCGCGCGCGCCGTTAAGGCCTGTTTCGCCAGTTCTGGATTCGCCTCAATTTGTCCTCCAGGCTGTAAACTCTCAGCCAGCGAGAGCATGAGCGCTGCCCGGTACGCCGGCGGAAGAGTTCCATTGCCTCCCGGGCCAGACAAGGGATCGGTGATGGTCGAATATTGGGAGAGTTGCGCCCAGTACTGCAGTCGAACTTGTTGCTGCGAATTCGGCACCGGCCAAAAGAAAAGGCTTCCGTTTGGTGAGTCCGGTTCGTAATAAAGATCAGTCGGGACGTTGGTTTGAATCTGTTTGGTCTGTTGTGCGGCCCACCACTCCGCATCCCGGAGGTTCATGGGTAAATCGACGACTTGTGCGCCTTGACCCGAGCCGGTATTGAGCAAAAGTGAGGAGCTGACGATGCGAACCGGGCGGTTACCCTTGATCGCAAACGTAGCTCCTACTCCCGGCCCAATTGTGTGCGGCGAAAGCCCAGCCACCAGCGTAAAAACATTGAACGATTGCGCCCACACATAAGCTTGTTTTGCGGCCCAGATGTCCGTTAGGTAATTCAGTTTCCGAAACGCCCATTGCCCGGTATCCGGGTCGGTGGTTTCTCCGGGGGACTTCATGCCGATTTCAATTAGCGCATCGCCAATCAAATCGGCGGCGGTGTACTGAATCGGCGCTTCGGAAGTGGGTGGAGTGATAGCCATGCTAAGATTTTTCTGTGAATCGCAGACTGTTCATGTCGTTATTAGGGGGTGGAGTTGCTGGCTTGGCTTTAGAACAGGCGATTCCGTTCAATCGCGTCTGGTCGTTTCCGAAAGAGATTGTGGTTGCCAGCCCGTATTCCCGTGCCTACCTGAAAGCATTATTGGAATATCACCGGCGATTTCAGGATGGGGAATTCGCGCCCACTCATTTCATAACCGTGGATCGGTTCGTCTTCCGGAGAATAGAAATACTACCCAGAGGCAACTTCCGCACCGAAGCTCGGCTGTGTGACTTTACGCCGTCGCTTCCCGAGGCTCCTCAACCGGCGGCCTCAACATCCAGCCTTCCTTGAGTGCGGCTTTCTCTTCGCGTTCGTTTTGCACAATCTTGAAGAGGCGCGATCGCTCCGGCAGAACGCGGCACTGCATCGGATCGCGCAAGGTTGCATTGTGCATGGCGATTTCCTTGATGCGCTTGTCGACGGCCGGATCGTAATCCGTCGAGTGCAGCATCTTCGGATACTCCTGATGGGCGTAGGGGACTTTGACCTTTTGACCCAAGTCAAAAACGTTGTCGTTCATGGGGTTGAAGTTATTTTGCGGGGCCATTTCTTCTCCTGATTCTTGTAATTCTTTGTACTCCCGGAGGAGTATTTCTCGTTCTTTGCGATCGCGCGGCATGCCTTCGAGATCAAACTTGAGCGGCCACTTCTCGCGGGGTTGGTGGGTGGAACTTTCCCGAAGGGACATAGATTCGGCGGTGAAAAATCCGGGGCCAGCCTCCCGACCAGCCCCGAATGCGGAAACCCCTACGTCAGATCAAATTAGTACGTCGGAACGTACTTTGAATTGGTCTGGTCGTAGGTGTAGCAGAGCAATTTGTTGACGACAGCCGTAGACGCCAAGGCGATGTTGTTGGTCGCCGTGGTCGTAAAGATGCCGTCCGGAATGATACAGAAAGGCGCGCCGATCTTACTGGCAGCCAATCCACCCATCCCCACACCGGAGGTAAAGCCGGTGATGGCCGCAGTTCCGGTGATATGGAACAGCGGTCCACTCGGCGTCACCTGTCCGGCCGCCGAAGCGACTGCGGTGGTCACGCCCGCCGAAGGATCGGTATTGAAGAATCCCGGCACCCAAGACAGTGAAACCGTCGAACAGAGCCACTGCTTCCCGTTTTTGTAGTTGATATAGGGAGTGGAAGGGCTGTTCGCGCACGAGGCCGTATTGGCGTTCGTGCCGGTTCCGAAAGGCGCCGAGCCGGACGGGTCGACGGCAAAGAAGCCTTGACTGGGAAGGCTGGTATTGCCGACGAACACCAAAGCGCCGGAAATGTGCGCATTGGCTTTCGTGCCGTTGTAGCCGCGGGTGACGCTGACGGCGGTTCCGCTCACCGAGTTGACTTCGACCAATTCTGCATTGTCCGAAGTGCCGTCGGTGATAAAGAGCGCCTGGTTTGCGACCACGTTGGTGGCGGAGGTTAGAGACATGACGCGCGTCGAACCGCTGGTGACCGCGGCCGAGAGCGTGGTTTGAGTCAAGGCAGTTTGCCCGAGGGCGAAAGTGCCGAAACCGAAGAGAAGCGAGAGGGTGAAGATCAGTTTTTTCATAGGGTTGTCTCCCAGAATGCGAATATCACAAAAAAGTGATACGACTCGGGGAATTCTCCTTTTCTTAGGCTCCGCACACTACGACTGCGGCGTTGTCCTGGTACAGGTTGCCCATGCCAATCACCATATCGAAGCGGTGAATGTTCATGGAGCGAACTGGATCCCAGGCCTTGACGAATCGGACGGCGAGACCGGTTTTCGGATCCTGCTTCTGCGAGCAAACTTCGACCGCTTTCGGCGAGTAGAGTTTCGCGCCGACGAGGGCAAAAGCATACTTGGTCAGGGCAAGGCCGGCGGTGCCGACGGCTGCGTTCGGGCTGGTGGTTCCCGGCCAGAGCGTGACACCGGTGCCATTGGCCGGCAGGGAATCGACGTTCTGGTATTGGCTTCCCGGCCCGTAGATCGCAGGCAGGATGTTGATCGTGTCCGCGCCGCCGGTGAAGGTCCAGGCCTGCGTCACCGTGAACTGCTGCGGTGTCGCCGGTCCGGCAATGCGCCGGGTGCGGGGATTGACGAAGTTCACACCGACCAGGGAGATTTTGTCTCCGAGAGCCAGCGTGTCTCCGGCTGAGCCGGTCACAATCAGCGAAGTACCGGATTGACCGGCGCCCGTGACGGTAACTGCTCCTGAAGCGAACGTTCCGGCTGTGACCGAGTACAGCGACTGCGATTCGTACCAGTCAAAGCCTTTGGCACGTCCGAGCACGCCTTCCTTGAACACTTCCGTAATTTCATCGACGGGCTGGAAAAGTGTCTGAATCGACGGGCCGATGGAGACTAACATTGACGAGCTGATGCAGAGCGCGCGCTTGCCCGGCGGTACGGCTTTCGCCACCAATCGCGAACGGGCCTGATCGTAGGTCGTCAAGCTGGTCGGATCGGTGCCGAGATTGCCGACAACGTTCGAAGCGTTCTGCCATGCAAATTGCGCGCAACGGGAATCGACTTCCTGTGCCAACTGAGCTGCCGCGGGCTGGAGGTACTGTTCCCGAATTTCTTCTTCGGAGCGCTCAGCTTTGACGGCGGCTTCGTAGTCATCCCACTCGAAATCGATGCCAAATGGCTGATCGAGCGAAATGGTGGTCGAAATGCGGTCAATGCCTTGCGGGTTGTATCCGAGTCCGTTTCGGATAGTGAAGGTCTGGGGGAATTTCACCTGAATAGTGGCGCCAACGGCGAATTCCTTCTTGAAATCTTTCTCCCAGTCCATGTTGAAGTACTCCGCCACGGTCAATTTGTTGACCAAGAGACGCAGCACTTCCATCGAAATCCAACTGGTATTTAAAAACAGGTTTGCCAAGGGTTATCTTCCTCTGCGACTGTGCTTTTGCCGGTCGCGGGCGTTCATGCGCTCTTTGTAAGCAGCCATGTCGCCGTCATTCACCGCCTGCTCCACTTCATCCATCGAAGTGGTGTTTTTGCCGAGGACTTCATGCGGCGGTGGCGGTGCATTAGTGACTCGTCTTGCAGGAGGTTTCGGAGCCGGCTTGACGGCGGCGGCGGTGACTTCGCGTTGGATTTCCAGCAACTTCTCGTGCTGACCCATCGGATCAAGCTTGTTGACGAAGTTCCCTTTGGCGTCGAGCTTGTCCCCGTAGAATTCTTCAAGAATTTCCGGGTGTTGCCCGAGGTGGTAGAGAACTTCCGCCGCGTGCGGAGAGCGGATCAGGAAAATGTCGGCCACGGACCCTTTTGGAATCCGTAAGACTTCTCCTTGCGTGGGATCTTGGTTGAGAGCGACGGCGTCAAAGTCAGGATATTTCTTGCGGGCTTCCTGAAATTTGCGCCCCAATTCTTCGCCAATCACCCGTTCCGCCTCTGCTTGTTGGCGCTGCTGGTCCGATTGCGTGCGTTCGTCATTCGCTTTGCGATTGCGCGTTTCGATTTCGGCTAACGTCTCTGCCCGGTTCCACTCGTCCCGAGCGTCTTGAAACTGCTCCAGAGTCGTGAATTTCGGTCGATTCGTCGCCGGATCAATATCGTCAATCTTCGGCTTCTGCCTGGTCGCCGTTTCCGGTTTAGCCGCTGCCGATTGCGAGGTCGGCGTTTCGCGTGTTTCTGCGGCCGGAATGGCGCTTCGGCGCTCGATTGCGTCGAGCCGTTCCCGCAAGTCCCGGTTTTCTCGGGTGATTTCGCGGAAGCGGCGTTCGCTTCTCGATTCCGTTTTCTTCTGCGTGGGTGCGGTGCGCGGTTCCGCTGCGGTGTCGCGCGGTGAGGTTGCCGATTCCTCAAGTTCCGGCGTTTCTTCTCCGCGAAGCATGGCTTCATGGTCGCGGGCTACCTCTTGTTCCTGTTTTTCCAGTTCTTGGTCGGAGGCTGCCGATTCCTCCGTAGGTGTCGGCAATTCTCCCGTCAACCGATAATGGTTGTCGGTGGGCAGGAGATCGGATTCGATGGCGACTGGGGCCGAGCCAGTCAGGGTATCGGCGGGTGTGCTCATTGGATTATTCCTTTTGTTTGGGTTGTTGCTGGTTTCAGTTCCGCGTTATCGCAGCGGAGGGCGAAATAGAGCTAAACTTGGGCGATGAAAAACTTTCTCTATTTTGAAATTGCAAAAAGGCTGGGTTATCTCGCAAGTCGATATGCAGTTGAGTGATTCTGATCTAGAGTTGCCGTTTGAGGATTTTTGCGAACGCTACGTGAGGCCTGCATATAAGCAGCTAATAGATGAGTGTCAATTTATTCTTGACCACCCGTCTGATTGTCCTGCGCCTGGTTCGCCATCGTCTGCTGCTAAACTTGTGGGCATGGCTAAATCAGAAACTTCACTGGAGCAGAAGTTGGCCGCTGCTCAGCTCGTGGAAACTCTCCAAAGTGTCGCGCTCCCGGCGGAACTCCTAACTTCGCCGCAGGGCCAGCGTGACTGGATGCTCGGAGTTATGGACATGGCAAAGGATTGGCTCATGGAGCATTGGAATCGGTCGATTCAGAATTCGCAGCAGCCTGCTGCGCCATCGTCTGCTGATGAATCTGGTCGCTAGCTTGGGATTGAGAGGCGGTCGCGGCTTGAGCGCTTTGCTGTTTCGCGGCGGCGTCGGCTTGCTGGGTGGCTAAATCTTTCGCCTGGCCGTGTTGCAGGGCTGCCATTCCCACATCATGC